CTCATTCCGTCAGCACGTTTAACTACAAGAGCAACACGCTTTGTGTGGTCTTTGAAGTTCTTGTCAATTAATGTAATTGCTCCGCCCTTACCTGCGTTGCTTGCTACTGTACCTAATGTTTTTAGGCTTTCTCTCTGGTAATCTTTAAATTGTAATCCCATGTTTTCTGTTTTTTAATGGATTATTGTGAAGAATGGGGGCTACCCCCAATCGTCAATTTTTGTTTGGGGTATTCAATTGGTAGGGGTCTCCTATCTTACACACACGGTGGGGTGGGGCGTTTTTAAAAAAAAGTTTTAAGAAAATTTGGTTGGCATAGTAAAAATGATTTACCTTTGGTGGGTGGGTGGGCTATTAGTTATTATTATTATTTTCTTCTTTTACATGTTCCTAATAAGGATAACTTAATCATACAAGTATACATAATATAGCATTGAAATATACCATATGTTGTGTATATAGATTTTTATTGTATATTTGTGATTATATGATATGTAATTATATATAACTAAATCATGGAAAAAAGAAATATAGTCATACAAGAACTAAAGAAGAGTTTAGAAGATGAGTATGTAGTAGCACAAAAGTATTATTCTATACTATCTGCTATCAATAACCTTAACTTAACAAAGAGGGAGATTGAACTAATAGCATTTACAGCAGTAAAGGGTACTATATCCTATGCAAACTCAAGAGCACAGTTTTGTGAGAAGTACAATACAACTACAGCTACGATTAACAACATAGTGTCAAAGCTAAAAAAAATCGGAATCTTTGTAAAGCATCTAGGTAAGATAAAGGTTAATCCTATTATTGTTATAGACTTCAAAAAAAATTTAAACCTAGTAATTAGATTAGTTCATAATGAAGAAACCAAAAAAACTATCCTTAAAGGAGAGATTAATCAAGAGGATGTCAACAAAGCTGATAGTGTCAGAAGTGGTGCTCAATCAAGTGATAACTCACCAGTTCAATAGTGCTCACGATGCATTAAAGGATAACAATAGTATAGAGATATCTGGTTACGGTAAGTTTTTGTTTAACAAGAAAAAAGCTAAAACTAAGGTAAAGAATTTAGAAAAAGTAAAAAATTCTTACGAAAAGATCTTAACAGATGATGATATCTCGTTAAAAAGATCTAACTTTATCAAAAGTAAATTAAGTTCTATAAACTTAACTTTGAACTCACTAAAACCAAAAATAAAAGAAGATGAAACTATCTGAAGTATACGAAGGATGGAGAAATAAAATTCTTCCTCCTGAGAAGTTAAAAGATAAGATTGCAGAAGTTAGTAATGAAAGAATAACAATCTGTGATAGTTGTGACAATCATTCTAAGAATCACAAAACAATAAGGCCAGATGCACATTGTGTAAGTTGTGGATGTACATTATCTGCAAAAACAAAATGTTTATCGTGCTCATGTCCTATTAACAAGTGGCAAGCTGTACTAACATCAGAGCAAGAAGGTAAATATAAAGAATATGAAAAAACAACTACGACTTAATAAAGTATCAGTATCATCATTGATCCAAGTACTAAGCCAACTGTTTGAAGATGGTGCAGATTTTATTGACATAGAAGGAGAACCTCAAGAAGGTAAAGAAAATGATATTATAAAGGTTACTGTTCGCCCTGAGTATTATATTGATGCTGAGGGACATACAGAAAGTGATGAAGATGATCCAGAATACTTATTTACAGAGCAACCTTATGAAGCACCTGACGAAGAACTAAATCCACTTTCAGATGAAGATATAAATGACTTAATTTAAGTAACTAATGAAAAAACCAATCAACACATATATGCAAAAAATCGTAAAGATTATTAACCAACTAACTGTAAATCATCCTAAGATTAATCTTGGAAAACACATAGATACAGCTTTAGATGGAGAAGACATATGGTCATTGAGTAATGAAAAGTTTTACTCTTTATTACGTAACTATCAAGCTAAATTAGATGCAGTAGAGTTATCTAATGATGATTGGGAAATGGATAAAATACTAAAAGATGGAATGGACTTGAGTTTAGAAGACCATGACGAACTCTACTAATAATAATTACGTCTTTATATATTGGGAAGACGAATGGAATCAAGAACAAGATGATAAAAAAAACTACATACATTAATGCAGAGCTTGATTGGGCAGAGCAGCAGTTAATCTCTTGGAAAGAGTACGTTGATGCTAACCCCTTACATAAGCTTGACGATAGAGTAAAATACAAAGAAACTTCTAACGGTGGTCAAATACCAATGGTTGTTGCAAGTATAGAATCTCAAGGAAAATTTGTACAAGATACAATGAAAAACTACTTGTCTCTCTTAGAACAAGTTGATAAACTTCGTGAAAAAGAAGCAAAGAAGAAGATAGAAACTAGAGGTGGCCAAGAACTAGGTAGTATGGCTGAAGAGTTTATCAAGAGTAGAAAATAATGGAGATAAAAAGTGTAGACTACAAAGATTGGATGATTAATCAGAAGAGAATTCCTGATAAGGAGTCTGATGAATACAAAGCATTCTTTGACTACCATAAAGATTTGTGTATGAATGGGTGCATGATGGACGGTACATACATAAATCCATTCCTATATTGGCACTTAAATGCCTGGCATACAGAAGTTGATATCATAGATGAGTATGGTAGAATTAATCAGAAGTATGCTAATCCACTACTTAGAGATAATGAATGGTTAGTAACTAATGAAATAGATAGAGCACATAAAGAAAAGAAAGGACTAATAATACTAGGAATTAGACGTTTTGCTAAGTCTGTTATAGAAGCAAGTTACATTGCTCAAGGTGCAACCTTTGATGAGAACTCTCAAAACATTATAGCAGGACTAAATGCTCCTGATATTAAGTTAATTACAGATAAGATTGACAAAGGTTTAAACTTCTTACCTAAAGCCTGGAGATGGCAAAGAGTAGAAGACAACTGGAAAAATCAAGTAACGTTAGGTATTAAAACTAGAGGTGGTGAAAGAATACCGTTTTCACAAATCCTTATACGTAACTTAGATGATGGTAACAACGAAGAAGCAATTGCAGGTACTAAGCCTAGAAGATTAATTATTGATGAGATAGGTAAAGGTAATTTTCTAAGAGGATTACAAGCAGCCATACCTGGATTTACAACACCATTTGGTTGGGGTTGTAGCCCCATATTGACAGGGACAGGTGGAGACATGAAGAAGTTTATGGATGCAAAGTCTTTAATGTTTGACGTAGAAAACTTTAATTTTCTTACGTACAATAATTCAAAAGATGATAAGCGTATTCATGGATTATTTATTGGTCATGAATATAGAATGGAGGCTAAAGAAGATAGTTCACTTGGAGCGTTTTTAAACAAGTCAAAAAAATCATCTTTGCAAAAGATACCAATGATGGTGTCTAATAAGGAAAAGGCTGATAAGGTTACTAACGATAACTTAGAAAGATTAAAAAAGGCTGGAGATAGATTAGCTTACTTAAAAGAAAAGATGTATTATCCACAAGAGGTGGATGATATCTTTTTAAATGAGGATACAAATATATTTGACATTAGTTCAGCTAAGCGTCAAAAAAATAGATTATTAGAAAATGATAAAACAGGTACGCCTGTTATATTATATGATGATGGTGAAGGTGTAAAGCACGAGTTTACAGATAAAATGCCAATATCTAACTTTCCACTAAAAGCAACGGATTTAAAAGATGCTCCTGTAGTTATATATGAGTTTCCTGTAGAAAATCCACCTTATGGCCTATATGTTGCAGGTATTGACCCTTACAGACAAGGTAAATCAGCATATAGCTCATCATTAGGATCTGTATACATATATAAGCGTATGCATGCTATATCTGGTGATAAGTACCAAGATATGTTTGTAGCTAGCTATTGTGCTAGACCAGAGAAGAAAGAAACATGGGAAAACCAAGCTCGTTATCTAATTAAGTACTTTAATGCAAGAGCGCTGTGTGAAAATGATGAAATCTCTTTTATAGATCATATGATTAGTAAAGGAGATGCTCAATATTTAGAAAGACAACCTAGTTGGCTAAAAGAAATAGTTCCTACTACAACTGTAAGAAGGGATTATGGAATACACAGATCATCAGAAAAGATTAGAGACTTTTTACATGGGTGTCTTAAAAAATACTCAGAAGAAATTATACATTCTGAGACTGATGATGATGGAGAAGTTGTATCTCAAACAAAAGGTATGGCTAAAATATTAGATCCATTACTGTTAGAAGAAATGATACAGTACAATGAGTCTGGTAACTTTGATAGAATTATTGCAGCTGAGTTAGCCGTTGCGCTAGCTATGAAGCTTGACCCTATTCTAGGAAAAGTAGGAAGCAAAGAAGATGTTAGGTTAACATCTATGTTTAACAAGAACAAAAAAAACAAGCTATTTACAGAGTCAAGAGGGCTCTTTAATAGAAAGAAAAACAAACTTTTTTCATAATGGCAATTATAAGATATACAAAAGAAGAAAACATTAGGTATGCTTACCTGAACATCTTTCCTGATCAGTTTAAAAGTGCAAAACAAAAGCAAGATGATAGTTGGGTTAAGAATACTATGGATTACTTCTCAAACAAATCATATGCTGAGTATATAAAGAACAGAGAAACATTTGTAAAGAATTATGACCTGATGAAAGGTATATTAAGAAGAGAAGACTTCATGATAGACCAACCAGACGTAAAAAGTTTTACAGACATGTTACAAGAAGATTTAGATCTTCCTTCTTATGTAAAGCACTACTCAATAATGACAACACCTATTAATGAATTAGTAGGAGAGATTTCTAAAAGACCAGATTCATTTAGAGTTAAAGCTTTTGATGATGATAGTCAAGCTCAGGAGTTACAGTTTAAAACAGATACGTTACAAGCTTATGTAATATCTCAAGTTAAAGAGCAAGTAGCTGCAAAAGCTGCTATATCTGGACAAGAGTTAAATCAAGAAGATCTTGAAAAGATAACATTTGAACAAGTTCAAGATCAATTAGATTCTTACACTTCAGTAGCTGAAAAATGGGCTAATCACACACTTACATGTCAAAAGGCAGACTTTAATTTAAAAGAGAAGAGTGAAGATGCATTTAGAGACTTACTAATTTCAGCAAGAGAGTTCTATCATATATATGAGGATAATTCAAAAGTGGGATATAATGTAGAAGTAGCAAATCCAAAGAATACTTGGTTTTTAACTACACCAGATAAAAAATACATCTCTGATCCATCAGGTAGAAACCAAGGAGCCTATGCTGCTGGTACTGTGGAAGTTATGGAGATTTCAGAAATAATAGAAGCATTTCCAGATTTACAAAAAGATGAAATAGATCATCTAAGAAGCTCATTGCAAGACTATGGACTTATAAACGTAAGAGAATCTAATCTAGGTAATGCAGATGTTACTCCTGGTATAGACTCAATTAATTATGATACGTATGATCCACTAGTGTTACAAACACGTATGATTCTCGAATCAGAAATGAAGGAAAACAATGATGGATTACAAGATTTCTTAGGTCTTACAAGTAATGTGTCTTCATTTGGATATAAGTATGTTGTTGTAAGAAGCTATTGGATATCTAAAAAGAAAATAGGTAAACTAGTATACACTGATGAATTAGGTAATGAACAATCAACACTTGTAGATGAATCTTACAAGTCAGGAGATATGCCTACACAGTTATCTTTAGAGTGGGGATGGATTAACCAATGGTATCAAGGAATTAAAATTGGACCAGACATTTATCATGTTAAACCTTATAATCTTTTAGACTACTGTCCAATTATAGGTACTACTTATGAAGTAAAGAACACAGAGGCACGATCTCTAGTAGATCTAATGAAACCCTTCCAAGTTATTTATAACGTCTGCATGAACCAGTTATATAAGCTTCTTGAAAAAGAAGTTGGTAAGGTTCAATTAATGTCACTCAGACATATACCAGTTCCTAAAGATGGTGATGCTCAAGATGCATTAGATATATGGGAAATGGAAGCAAGAGAACGTGGTGTTGTATTTATAGATGATAGCCCAGAGAACTTAAAATCTCCAAGCTCATTTAATCAGTTTACATCTTTAGATCTTACACGTACACAGGAAATACAATCTCGTTATACATTAGCTCAGCAAATGAAGGTGGAATGTTGGGAACTTATAGGTATGTCTAAACAACGTATGGGATCAATAGCTGCATCAGAAACAGCTACAGGTACAAATACTGCTATGCAACAGAGTTACTCTCAGACAGAGCCTTTATTTATTGCACACGAGTATGTATTAGGACAATTATATCAAGGTATCATCGATGCATCATTATACACAGAAAGCACAAAGCCTCAATCTACATTATCGTATATAACTAATGAAGGAGAGTCTGCATTTGTACAAGTAAATGGAACAGAGTTAAAGCTTAGAGATTTAAAAGTATTCTTAACTAATAGACCAGAAGACACTCAAATGTTTAATGAGCTTAGACAATTATCTCAAGCTATTATACAAAACGGTGGCACATTATATGATGTAATTGAATTGTACAGTACTAAATCAATGAGAGAAATGAAAAAGACTTTCAAAGATCTTAGAGATAGACAAGTTCAACAACAAGAACAACAACAACAATTACAGCAGCAACAACAAGAACAAGCTGGTCAAATTGCACAAGCTCAAATGCAACAAACACAACAATTGGCTGCAGCAGAGCAAGCAAATGATAATTATCAAAATGAACTAGATCGTGTCAATAAAAAAGAAATTGCAATGATAAATGCAATGTCTAAAGAAGGTGGAGCGTCTGCTGATGTAGATAATTCAGGAACACCAGATGCATTAGAGATAGAAAACTTAGCGTTGCAACAAACAAAAGCTACAAAAGATTATGATGCTAAGATGGCAGACATAAACTCTAAGAATAGTTTAGCTCAGCAAAAGTTACAGATTGAAAGAGAAAAGATTAAACTAGCTCGTGACAATCAAGCAAACGATCTAGCTGTTGCTAAAATGAATGCAAAAGGTAGAGATAAGAAAAACTAATTAATTAAATTAGGAGAGGTATAAATATTAATGCTATATTATTTAAAAAAGTTCTAATAATATGCAAATAATGTTTTGATAATACATACTCTTCTCCTATTTTTACGTAAAGAAACCAAATAGTAATAAAATATAACTACATATGTCTGATAATTTAGATAACATGGGCAATTTTGGTATTGAAAATACTCTTGACAATGGTGCAGGAGATGCTCAATTACTTAATGATTTATTAGCCCCAGAAACAGCTTCAGGTAATCCTGATGATATTGAACCTATAGTTAACGAAGTTGATTCTCCAAAGGAAGAGAATAACAATGAAGTAAAAAAAGGAAAAGATATTATACCACCTAAAAGTGTAGATGGTAAAACAGATAAAGAAAAGCAAACAGGAGAATCTCTAGTCGCTGACTTCTTAAGTGCTTCTGAGGATGATGATGAAGATGATGATATTCAGGTAGATCCTCCAAACGATGCTTTAACTAAAGCGAGTAGGGATTTAGATGATGCTGATGATGATGATGAACCTCAAGAAGGTAATCAATTTTCTGCACTTGCAGGTGATCTACTAGAACTAGGAGTCTTTACAAAAAATAGTGAAGATGAAGAAGTGTCAATTAATACACCTGAAGAATTCTTAGAAAGGTTTAATGCTGAAAAGAAAAAAGGTGCATCTGAATTAGTTCAAAACTTCATTGGTCAATTTGGAGAAGATTACCAAAATGCATTTGAGTCTATATTTGTAAAAGGTGCAGATCCAAAAGAATACTTTGGAGCATACAATCAAGTTGTAGCTTTTACTGAAATGGATTTATCTAAAGAGAATAATCAAAAGCAGATCATGAGTCAAGCACTTACCGATCAAGGTTTTGAAAAAGAAGACATAGTTAAAGAAATAGAAAGATTACAAAACTACGGTGATTTAGAATCCGTAGCTGCTAGACACCATAAGGTTCTAGTCAAAAAAGAAGCTGCAAAGCTTCAACAATTAGATCAGGAAGCGTCAGAAGTTCAAGAGCAAAAAATGGCAATCAAAAACCAATATGTTCAGAACGTACAGACAATCCTTACTGATAAGCTAAAAGAAAAAGAGTTTGATGGGATTCCAATAAATTCTAACTTAGCAAACGAACTACAAGACTTCCTATTGGTAGATAAGTGGAAAACTCCTGCTGGAGAAAATCTCACTGACTTTGATCGTGCTATCTTAGATTTGAAAAGACCTGAGAACCATGAAATGAAAGTTAAGTTAGGCCTTTTACTTAAGGTATTAGAAAAAGACCCTACGTTATCTACAATACAAAGAACAGGGATTACTAAAAAATCTAATCAACTGTTTGGTCAAGTAGCAAGACAAGTGACTAAAAGCAAAACTGCTAAGTCATCAGGAAATAAATCTAAACCTAATTCATGGTTTATATAAATAGTAATTAATAACAAAAAACGAATAAAAATGGCAATTCAAACAATCCCAGGTTTAACTGGTTTTACTTATGCGCGAGTAGCGTCTATGGACAAGCGTGCTGTAGGTAAACTTACAGATTCAAACCACTTAGAGTCTTTTCACTCTTCAGAGCCTGCGGACTATGATAAAAAAATCATTAGTCTGTATACTCAATCTTCATTGTATAGCAATGATTTCTTAGACATGATTAATAAGAGTACTCCTTATTTCATTGACACAAACAGTGATGCGTGGAAATGGAACATTGCAGTTCCTTACAAATTCCCAAAAATTCTTGATGTTCCAAGTTCTACACAAGCTATCATTGATGGTACTGGAAAAGTAGGTATTGATGGACAAGAATTTGAGTTAATTTTAGATACAAACGAGTTTTCTAAAAATGCAATTATTTCTGTAGGAACACGTCAGTACGGACCACGTTTCTACGTAATCAAAGATCCACAGCCTTGGAATGCTGGATTTATTTATAAATTTACATTAGTAAGTGATAACCCAACGGTAGACTTCGTAAACACTACATTCTTAGCAGTAGGTACTGAATTAGAATTAGTTGATGCAGCTATTGGAGAATTTGATCAAGACTTATTAGGTCTTCCAAGATTAGGTGAGCAAATCACAATGTTTGAATCTTTAGGTTCTGCATATGGTTATGAGCACAAAATTACAGAATGGGCTGATGATAAAATGATGCGTGATGCTTCTGGTAAGCCATTAGATATTTTAGTCTATGCTCCACAGAGACGTAATCAACTTCCTTTAACTCGTAATGATGTTAAATGGGAGCCTTTTATTGAGTTCTGGATGCGTAAGTCTATGTTAGAATTAAAAGTTAAGAGAATGATCTGGGCTAAGCCTGGAACAGTTAAGACTAATGGTTCTAAACAAGAATTAAAAAGAACTTCTGCTGGTGTATACCACAGAATGCGTAACAACGGAAACTTAGTACAATACAATAGAGGTGAGTTCTCTGCAAACTTGATTCGTTCAGTATTTGGAGACTTGTTCTATAGACGAGTGGATGTTAAAGATCGTAGAGTTAAAATGTATACTAATGAGGCTGGATTCGATGTATTCCAACAAGCTCTTAAAAATGATGCATTAAACTCTGGATTAACTTTTACAGCAGATTCTGGAGACAGATATATGCAAGGGTCTGGACAAAACATTACTTATAACTTTGCATTTGATGCAATGGTAACAAGAGAGACTGGACGTGTAGAACTTGTTCACTTAAGAGAGTTAGATTTACCACAAACTAACTTAGAATTTGGACAAAACAAAAAGTCTACTCCTGTATTTATGGTATTTGATGTATCTCCATCATCTGATGGATCAATGGTCAATAACATTCGTGAAGTACGTATGAAGGGTGCACCTTCTATGACTTGGGGTTATATTGATGGAACTCGTCATCACTTAGGATTTGCAAAATCTCAAGGAATGAGCTCTGCTAATAAATTCCCAGGATACGAACTATGGATGAAAGATCGTTGTGATGTATTCATTGAGGACTTATCTAGAACTGTACTAATAGAAGAAATTCCACAGTTCTAAATTATAATATCCGAGAAGTGTCCCCTCATCCCACACTGTCCCTCCTCAGAGGGGACTACTTTCTCAACTAGAGTACTGGACTAAGATCCTACCTGTTTAATCAGAGTACTCAACAAGAAAAATAAAACCAAAAATTAATAACTACATTATGGGTAAATTAGGAAAGATCTCTACTATAAAGAGACAATTTAACAGTTCGCAGTTGCAAACTATGGATAGTAATCTTGCTCAGCAAGGTATGACAAGGATTCCTGGAACAGGAGTTTTTAAGTATCCTTATAAAGAACTAGATGGTAAATATAGAACAGGATTAGATCCTGACGCTGGATATATTAAAAGGATTCAAGATTCAACTGAAAGAGAGTTGGAAACTGAGCGTGTAACAAAACTTAGAGATAAATTACAAGCATCGTTAGGAGATATTGATTTAGGACCAAGAGCAAAATTCTGGAACTATGGATTATCTACTGGAACAAATGATGATTTACATGTTCAACCTGTCAAGTTATTAGACGGTGATAACTATTATGATCTAAATCTAACAATGCAAGAATTAGCATTTGCTTGGTTGAGAGTACATCCAACTATTGCATCTTCTTTTCAAGCTTGGGAGAGAGGAGAATTTCCTGCAGATACACAATTTTACGTTGTTAATGATGATATTGAGAATGCAATTGTATACAAGAAAAAACAACTAATCAATAAAGCTATTATTAAGTTTGATAGCATGTCTCCTGAGAAGAAGAAAAAAGTTGCAAGACTTTTAGGACTTCCTGTTACAGATGACACAAAAGAAGAAGTTGTATATAATAAAGTAGATAATGTATTAAAGCAGTCAGAAATGAAAAGTGGAAGCTTTAGAGGATTGAATCCTGTAGAAGTATTTACTAGATTTGCTGATATGCAAGATAATTTACTCCATATAAAAGATTTAGTTAAACAAGCTATTCAACATTCTATATATAGAGCTAAGCCAAATGGAAGAATTTTTGAAGGAGAATATGAAATAGCAAAAGAAGAAGAAGATTTAATTAAATTCTTAGCTGATGAAGATAATCAAGAAGATTTATTATTATTAGAAAGCAAGTTAAAAGGTAAAAAGCTAGCTTCTATTTAGAGGCTAGTTTTTATAAACATAATAAAATATGATACCAGTAGATAGTTTATTGTACAAAATAGACCAAAAACTAAATAAACTATCAACTAACGAGCATCAACAGATTCAATTAGAAGACAAAATCTTAGCTTTGAATGAGGCTCAGATTAAGTTGATAAAACAAAAAGTTGATGGATTTAGTGTCGCTAATCGATTAGGTTATGATTCCTTTAAAAAAAGGTATGAAGATTTACAAAATTTAGTTATAGATTTTATAAATCAACCATTATCGTTAGTAGAAACAAATAAAGAACTACATCAATGGGATGCTGACCTAACTGTACTAAAACCTAAATATATGTTTTATGTAGACAGTTATGTTTTAGCAAATAAAGGTAGATGTAAGGATCGTAAAATATGGATCAATCAAGACCTAAGTAAACACGGAGACCTATCCTTATTACTTAATAATGACCATTACAAACCTAGCTTTGAGTATCAAGAGACTCTCAACGCTATATCATCTAACACTATTAGTATATATACTGATGGTACATTTACTCCTACTGATATTTACATAATGTATATGAGATATCCTGTCTATATTAACAAAGCAGGTTATATCATGATGGACGGTACACCATCTACTAATCAAGATTGTGAGCTTGAAGAATATTTAGAAGATGAACTTCTAGATCTAACAGTTCAAAATCTTGCAATGTACACAGAAAATAGTGCAGCTGTACAAAGTGCACAGTTTAGAATACAAACAAATGAATAATAATTATTAACCTTAAATCATAAAATATGTCTGATTTTTCATTAACCACGTTATTCGTGGTGCCAGTGGGGCAAACTACTGTTCCTAGCTCTGGTTCGACTCAAGATTTAACTGCAGGTACTGTAGGGATCTTTGATCAAAATTATGCAACTGTAACCGCAGTAAATGCTTCGGATGCAAAATACCTCTACATTGCTCAAGGTAGGGCAAACACTTACCTACAAGGATCTAAAAGATCTGATAAGATCTCAGGATCATTAAATGCAGGAAGTGGTAGTAATGTAACAGAATGGTACAAAGTATCAGGATGTTCTCAAGTATCAAATCAAATCACTGATGTAAGTGATTTCAAAGTACAGTGTGGTGAAGTTGTAACTTTAACGTTACGTGCTCACTCTTCTTACATTGATACTCTTTATTTCAATGGATTTACTAGATCAGTAACTGTACAAGCTCCATGTTGTGAATGTGGTGGTGATGTATGTGTTGATGTAGATGATAACGCATTAATCAATCAACTTATTGTTAAACTAGAACAACAAGCTCCTGGAGATAATCCAGATAACGTTTCTTTTAATAGCTTCTTTACATTTGAAAATGTAGGTGGAACTAAACTTAGAATCCACGGTAAGCCATTAACTAAATATGGACAGCCTTGTGATGTTGCTGCATTCCCATGGGAATATGACAGAATGTACTTTAGTACTTTTGTATACGATGGACCTGCTACAACTGCTGACTTTATTGTTGCTGATGCTTGTAATATTGTTGCAACTGCTTCTGTAATTCAAACTTCAAACTACCCATCAGGAACTGCTGATGAATTCAAACAATTAGAGAAAAACTTCTATAGCTACCAAGCTGGATATTTAAAATCTCTATATAGAATGGGTGGATACAATGAAAACTTTGAATCTTATGTAACTAATGGAACTGTTTATGATAGTTACTACATCAGATTTAACCAGTATGATAAAGCTGCCTACCAATGGGGAGATTATATCATGCAAGATTCAACTGTAATCATCGCTGTACCTAACGCTACAACTAGTGGCATTGCTGCTTTAATAGAGCCAATATTAGTAGATGCATTAGGAGCTGTTGCTGATAACAATGTATGTATTACAACTACTACAACTACAACAGCTGCGTAAGCACTGTTAGATGTAGGCAGAGAATAAATAATAATAAACCTATGCCAGAGGTGAGAGGATTATCTCATATCCTCTGGCATTTTTTTTTAAAACAATAATATGGCAGCTAATCTACAATTAGATATAATAGTTCCTCCTAGTTATAGTGTCAATATACTTGCTGTTACAGATGCATCTATCTACCCTGATAGCCCACCTCTGATATCAGCACCTACTATTGAGATAGAGGTTCCAAACTTTGGTAAAAAGATTCTACCTTTTGTACCATTGGATACAAATATATTTGGCTCTGACACTTTAGGAATAACTGAAGTAGGGTGCCAACAAAAATTACCTGATGGAATATACCATCTAAAATACTCAGTTGCTCCAGCATACTTAAATTTTGTGGAGAAGACTATAATGCGTGTTGACAGACTACAAGAGAAGTTTGACAATGCGTTTTTGCAGCTTGATATGATGCAGTGTGATTCGGCACTAAGAACTCAAGCTAGTATAAATCTAAATACAATAAACTTTTTTATACAAGGAGCTCTTGCAGCAGCTAATAACTGTGCAGAGGTAGAAGCTCTTAAGTTATATAAACAAGCAGACAATATGCTTGACACATTTTTAAAATCCAACTGTGGTTGTTCAGGAAACAACTATGTATTAAACTTTAGATAATATGGCTCAATGTGCAAATTGTGGAGCAAAAGTGGGATGTGGATGTCAGTTAACAAACGGTCTATGTGCTCATTGTAATGGTAATTCCAAAAAAGAATAATAAACACCAAAAAGTATTATGTTAACACCTAGATTAACAAATTGTCAGGATTGTCATAAAATTCCTGACTTACTTAAGAGTATAGATTGTAAGCTTGCAGAGCTTGGTAATAACATGTATAACAATGTTGTATTCATGTTAGGTCGTGATGTACCTGCTTACACGATTACTCAGTTGATAGCGTATAAACGTATATTAACATTTAAGTATTGTAATCCTAATTATGCAGGATCAGTCTGTGTTAATGATATTGCTAGTAAAGTGATTAGATTAACCTCTGGTTGCGTTAGTAGATGTAACGAACCTACAGTATGTGAAATTACTACATGTTGTGTAACTGTGGTACCAAACCCAAGCACAACAACTACAAGTACATCTAGTACAAGTACAACAAGTACAACAAGTACGTCTAGTACTACAACCACTACAACTTCAATCTTCCCAGATTGTAGAGTGGAAGGATGTTTTGAATTAGTATCTACCTATGAATTAAGCTGTGTTATGTACTCTAATAGTAGTCAAGATTTTATATACGATGTAAGTAATAACACTACTACTGCAGTTATACTTAACAATAATGAGTATGGAGATTTCTTTGCAAATGCCCACACTAACACAAGGTTATGGAAGGGTAATATGGGGACAGAAATTGTAGAATGGATTCCTTCAGCTGTAGAAAATGTACTTACTAGAAATAGAACTATAGTATTTAAAGATGGTGCTATTGGTGTAACTTTGGGTAGTAATGGACGCTGGGTTTATCTAGCTCCAGTAGCAAACAATCTTTTATTAACTACTGTGAGACGTGACATAAGTACTAACGAATTAGTTTCTTTAGATATAACTGATGATGTTATATATGCTGATGACATTACAGTATTGTTTGCATTTGATGTATATGCTAAATGTTTAATGTACACATTAGATAATAAAATAATAACTGTAATTAATTCAGATGGATCATCTCAAGGAGATGTTATATTAAAACAATACTCATATCCAGATGGTGCATTAGAAGTTAGTCAAGTATTATCAGGAATAGATCCAATGGGTCAAGTAAATTTATTCCAAGATGGGGGTAAATTATACTTATCAGAAGAAGGAGGAAATTCATCCGCTCTAATAGATAAAGTGTATGAAGTTAATTTAACTACATATGCATTAACTTTAGTATGGGACAATGGGCTTGATTATGTAATACAACCATTCCATTCTTCATTACAATGTAACGTTAACTCTTTAGGTACTCCTCAGACTACAACCACTACAACCTCCAGTGGTGATCTAGTTGGATGTTTGCAGTTTAATTGGACTAGTAGTTTAATACAGCAAGCTATATGGCGTGGTCCTGGAGGTCAACCAGTTCCAACTGTTGGTCAAGAATCATTAAAGGTGGGAGTTTTTACAGCATCTGCAGGCCCAACTACTAATACTACAGGTTATACAAACTGGAATCAAGTTCCAGATGTTGCTTATAGTGTAATATTTAATATAGGAGGAGTAGATTATCCAATGACATATAGAATAGAGAGTGGTGGTATCGGTTTTGAAGATGTTAATCATGGTTATTTTCATACAAATTCTGGAACGTTAGCAACCCAAAAAGATTTCCAATTTTCAAAAATAAATCAAGAAGGTGTTGATAATTCAGCAATACTTTCAGTTTTTGATGAGACAGCTGGTGATTCAGTTTTAGTTACTGCAGCAGGAGACTGTGTTGCTCCTGATCCAGATATACCAGTTACAGGGAACTCATACTTTACTTTCTGGAGTGATACTTCAGGCTCTATGGATGATACAATATCAGTAACAGCACAGATAGCTAGTGTTACAGGTGTAAAAAGTATGGTTTCAGGAACTCAAACAGCAGGGCAAGAGAAGATTAGGTTAGTTTCATCTACTAATGCAAATATTAGAGTTACTGAACAGCAAGGTGGTGTCGGTGATACAGCAAGTAAAGCATTTTTATGTATTGTAGATGGTATGGAAGCTATACACCCTTCAATACCTTCAGGAACTTTTGTTGAATTTGCAGGATATGATTCTTCTACTAATCAACCTACTTTTGATCTTTTGGATAGTGGTGGAAACTCTGTTGCATTAACTGCAGACATTAACGCAGGAGCTAATGGTGTTATTACTTTTAATCTAACAGATGCTCAGAAATCTATCGATTATGCAAATACATCTAATTTAAGAAACTTACTTCAAGATTTCTATGCAACAGGAGGAACTGAAGCAAGTGGAAATACAGACAGAGCTACTAATGGTAGTGATGAGTTTGAAGCTCGTGTATACTGGTGTCATAGTGGTGTAGAAAGACAAATTTCAATGCTTTCAAATAAAGGCTTGGGAGGCACTATAGATGCAACAGGATATTTCCCTAATGCAGACAGTTTAGTAATTATGGCATTTGGTGATGAATCAGGTACAGGATATAATATGGATGGTGACTGGACTACAGGAAGTGCATGGGAAAATAGAGATGTTCTTACAAACGCAAGAATAAAAGAGGACATAGCAAATTTAAGAGATTTTGTTGAGGATATAGAAACTGCAGCAGGAAACACTAATATATATAGAGCTAAGTTTTTCCATCCAGAAGCTACATCAGGATATACTTTCTCAACAATAAAACCTTTAGTTTCACCTACTGGACTTCTTAATGCAGGAATTAATGGTGCAGATGTTCTTACAAGTTATAATGCAGGACAACCTGGACAACCTGCTAGCAAATCTGCTAGTGCATACGGTCCTGAACAGAATGTACAAGACTTCCCAAGCGCAAGTCCTGCAAGATTTGCATGGTCAGCGGATCTAGATAATAGTCCTGCCAATCCACAACAATACTGGTATGATGAAATAAGAAATGCATTAATAGCCTTTGGATATGGAGTTTAGTAAAATCAAAAATTATAGATAGAGATGACAATAATAATAACATTAAGTTTTGCAGGTAATGAAACAGGTCCTTTTGACTTGTATTCTAACGTTGATGGATTTACCACACCGTTTAATACAACTGGTCCTGTTTCTAAAGCTGATCTATTAGCAGGATTTCAGGTTAATGCACCTGCAGGAACTACTGTTGTTAGATTGGATGACTTAAGTGGTCTTTGTTTAAATACTGAAACAGATATTTACACTTGTGCTACACCAAATTGTGATTTTGCTGGAGAGATACTTTGTAATATTACAACTACAACTACTACATCTACTCCACCAACAACTACCACAACAACAAGTTATTTCCCAGATCCATTTGGTATACCATGTTTATGGTCTACTGATGGTGGTAATTCAGGAAGTGTAGCTGTATATAACTTTAATACTAACACAAGTACAACTGTATTAGTTCCCAATGACTTTACTGACACAGTAGGTATTGAAAGACCTATTTGTGCTACAGAAGATAAACTATGGTTAGCTAGTATAGTTGATCAAGGTTCTAATCCAACTAATGATAATGATGATAAAGTATACATTAGAGAGTGGAATATAGATGGAACTACACCAAATGCTCCTACATTAACTTATGTAAGAGAGATAACAGTTCCTATGGGACAGACTTATGGACATAATCTGGGAGGAACTTCTGTATGGGCTATGACTGCAATAGATAATAATACACTTATTGTTGGAACAGGTAATAGATATGCTCCAGCACCATCAGAAGGTACTGGTGGTAGTAATTCAATTTATGTTTCTGAATTTAGTATTGCAGCCGTAGGAAACATTATGATTGACTCAAATGATATATCTTCTGAGTGGGCAGCTCATCCAGGAACTAATGCAAGTAAGTTGAGTAACCTTACTTATACAAATTCAGGACAACTTGTATTAGGATGGAGATGTGATCTTACCCCTAGTGGAGGTGGTCAGGAATATGCAGTAGGTAATTATTTAGTCGTATTCCCTGTAACTCCATCTAGTCCTGACTTTAGTATAAACAATCAGGTTATGCCTAGAATATTACTTCAAGATTATGGATTGCCAGAATTTTCAGCAGGTTATAATGGACCTAAAGATGTACCTTTCTGGGGTGTAAATGGATTAGCACAAGTTTTACAACCAGAAACTTTAGAGGTATACACAGTAAATCAATCAATTCCTAATAATGTAACATCCAATACTTTTGTAAATAGTTCAAATAACTGGTTAAGTTCAGCTACAAACTGTTCTAACATTAATTTTATATCAGGTGATCCTGACCCTAATTGTGGTCTTACTTATTTCCCTAACCTATTTGATGGCGATGGTGGTAGTTCTAATAATAATTACCTAGGACCTCAGACATTTACTTACTTTGGAATGACGTGTACAGCAAGTTTATCTAATAACTTAGGTGCTTGGTTTGTAAGCAATACAGATGGTGGTTTCTTAGGATGTAGTGGACTTATGTCACCTGATTCTGAGGGAGAAGATGTACTTTTAGGTGTACAAGGTAATGACTTTAATATTACAATTAATTTCCCTGTAGCAGTTAATGATATTCCAATTAGAGCTAGTGTTCTAAATAGTAGTGCAGACGGTACAGGTGGAGATGTATATTATGTAGAAACTAATGGTGGAACTCCAACACTTTCTATAAATCAAGGATGTTTAGTTCAAGTTGATGGTAATAAACTGTGGGGTGGAATGGTGAATCCTAATTTACCTGGTACTCCTGTTATTAATAATTCTGGAGATGGAGAGTTTAAAGTTACTGCTCTGGCTAACTATACATCTATGACTATATATGGTAATGCTCCAACTGGTGGAAAATTATTCTTAGGATGTCGTCCTTTAAATTGCCATAATATGGTATACATAACATATGGAGGATTGGGTTGTTCTGATCCTGAAGAAGCAGGACGTTGTGTAGCTCCACCAAATGTTCCAGTAGCACAAACTTCTTATCAGCCAATTAAGATGTGGAATAAAACAACAGGTGCAATTACAGAAGTAGGACCTCCACCAGGTGAAGGTTTTGCTTCTGGCGATATTGGTATAGGTAATAATATACTTGTAGTATCAGCTAACTTTAACTATCAAAATCCAGCAGCACCTCCTACAGATCAGTGTTTTATAAAATATAATTATGTTAATGAAGCTGAGGTTCCTACCAATTTAGAATGGGATGAGGTAAGATATGTATTACCTCCTGTCTGGGATCAGTTCAATAACGGTTTTATTCCAAACATTGAAGTAATAAATGATAACACAATAGGTTTAACTGTAAGTACAACAAGTGGTGGTTTTGATCCTTTATATGATACTAGATTCTTAGAGTGTACGTTCCCTGAAAATGGTACAGAAATGATTACTGTAGAAAAGTTTGCACTTGCTGGAGCAGGTATTAACAATGCTGGTAATGCAGGAGATTTACTAATTACATATAAAGAAGATGGTGTAACACCAAATAAAGTAATAACTGTAGGATCTGTAGATCCCTACGTTGTTAATAATGTTATAACTGGTCATCTTGCAGTTCAACAATATGATTATGAAACAGGAGTTTTAGAGGTAAGTACAAGAGCTGAAGACTTTGGGGTTGAGACTGGAGGAGCAGCAGCTATTGCTCTATTTGACGGAAAACTTTATGTAGGTGCTACTACATGGGCTACAGTAGATCTAGAGCCTCCATATGCATGGACTGAATTAGTACCTAATGCTCCTGGTACACCTGATGCAGCTGGTGGAGCAAGTCAAATACCTGGATGTAGAATAAGTGATGGATTTATTGTAGATCCTAATGTATCAACTACAACTACTAGTACTACTCCTAGCCCATCAGGACCCAAGACAATTTGGACATGGTTTGAATCAGAAATAAATCAATAAAATATGAAAGTAACAAAAGAAATAAAAGATAAAATAGATCATATAATAAAAACCTTTGCAAAAGGTAATACGACTATTGTTTCTGTTGGACTAGGTCAAAAGGTTTCTGCTGGTAAAGTTACAGGAGATGCTGCTATTGTAATTGGAGTTACTGAAAAGAAACCAATTGAAGAATTGTCTTCTGAGGAAATTATACCAAGTGAAGTTACTGTAGGTAATGAAGTTATTAAGATAGATATAATGCAACAGTCTCCAGTTCAACTCTTTGCTACATGTTCTGATTGTGGAGGATGGAATGGATCTAACTCTGGACAATTTACAAACAGACAATTTACTAGACCTTTAAGAGGAGGAGTAACAATGACTTCTATAAACAATACTCCTTCTGTTGGTACATTAGGAACATTTGTACAAGATATAGCATCAGGAGCTATAATAGCACTTACTAATAATCACGTAACTATAGAAAATCCTACATACACAAGCGATAGAAACTTAGCTGCTGCTACTGTAGACAATGATTATGATCCAATAAATAGAATATATCAAGGTACAGAAGCAGTTGGTCAGGTTCAACCTGTTAATGAAGTAGGAATAAGTTTAAGATATGTTCCAATTCATTTAACTAATACAGGATTTGTTAATCAAGTGGATGCTGCAATATACTCTGTAAACTTTCAAGACATTGAGACTGAAAGTGTACCTTCATCACAACAATATGCATCATGGCAACCTATAGGTCTTGAAGGTGTAATAACTAATCAAAATCCTCCGTTTGCTACAACAGCTGAATTAGATGATATATATAATACAAACCCAGACATTTGGACATCAGGAAGAACTTCAGGATCTAGAGGTAAAGGAGTATGTGGGCACCTAAGAGTGTATCAGGCACCTGTTGCTTCTAATGTTGCTACTGCCATTGGGACTGCAAGCTACAATGATCTCATTGCTGTAATTCGACCAGACGATACTACTCCAGAATCTCAACAACCAGGATGTTTAAATCCAGGATTACCAGGAGACTCAGGTTCTGCTGTATATGCTGAATTTGGTGGTGTTAAGAAATTAATAGGTCTACTTTTTGCTGGTACTTGTAATATGGCAATGATGCCTGCAGAATATAATGGTAACCCATGTTGCTCTGGTACACCAGGATTAAATTCATGTAGTACAATTTTTTATCTTTGTAGAATAGATAGAATTGCTGAACAGCTAGGGATTGAATGGTGGGATGCTGCAGCTGCAAATCAATACACTGTTAACAAAGATACTATGGAGTATGTAACAGAAGCTGGAGGAAGCGATCAAAGAACTAAATTCTGTAACGGTAAGTTACATTACCAAGCAGGATTAACTAATACATTAAATAACCCTTGTATACCAACACCTTAAAAATATAAAATATCATGTCAAATAATTGCTCAAATTGCTATAACGGATGTACTGAAGTATCTTCAGACAAATGCGTTAAATATACAGGAGTAGATGTCCCTGTCTTAGGAATAAAACATGGAGACTCTCTATCGTTTGTAGAACAATCTCTAATAACTTATTTATCATCAACTCTTAATGGGACAGGGGTATTTCCTATAATTCCACCATCTATAATATGTCCTACAGTACAGAGTAACTTAGATGATTGTAATCCATTATCTTTAAATAATTATTTAGAGGGCATAATTAAATCATTGTGTCAAATTGAAGAAACTATAGGTGTTATTCAAGAAGAGGTGCCTACTGATCCATATATACTAGGATGTCTTAGTGTTCCAGGTATCACTGATGACCCTAATGCTACAAGCACTGATACACAAGCTGTAATACAAGCTGTAATTAATAAGGTTTGTGAAGTTCAGCAGAATCTAAATAACTTTATAACATATGTAAATAATACTTTTGTTGCAATTTCAGATATAAATACATACATTGAAAACTACATAAATAATAATCCAACTCAAACTTTAATTAGCAACAGAATGGTTCCCTTTTCTGCTACACCATATTTTGGAAGCTTAGGTAACTTTAATGCTTCTGGTGCTGGTATAGGTGATTGGGATAGAATATTTTTATGTAATGGTGCTAATGGAACTCCAGATCTTAGAGGAAGAGTTGTTGTAGCATCTACAACAGGAATGCCTGGAGGTGGTGGTCTTGATCCAGCTGTAGTTCCAATACTTGGACAAGTTCCAGAATGGAGTTTAGGTACTACTAGTGGAGCGTATAGAGTAACGCTAGACTCATCTGAAATACCTCCACATACACATGTTTCAACTGTAACCTCTAGTCTTACTCCAGAAAGTCATACTCACAAAGTAGTTTCATTAGGGACTGCTAATACTCAAGATCCAGTTCAAACTGACCAACAAATAAGACAAGGTTATTCAACTGGTGGTAATTTAGGATACGCAATGAGAGGAACATCTTCTCCAGCTACAAACGGATTAACAAGTGAAGTTACTCAAACTTTAAATGTTGGTGTATCACTAGCAGATACAGGAGGTGGACAAGATCATGCTAACTGGCAACCTGGATACGGAGCATATTATATAATTTACATACCTTAAAATAAAAACAAAATGGCATACTTACCTGTAAACCCTTGCTGCACTGATGTAGTTTTAAATAGCCCTTGTGGATGTACATCAAATTGTAACTGTTCTACAAACTCATGTGGAACAAATGGTCCTCTGTCAAGCACAGTTGTGTATGATGGTCCTACAACTCCATGTACAAACATAGAAGCTTGTGACACATTGAATGTAGCATTATCAAAAATAGATGCTCTTCTTTGTGCATTACAAGTTCAACAAGTTAAAAACACTCAAGAGATTGCTGCAATGAAAGCTCAAATAATTGATATAAATAATCAAATAACAAATATTAATAATAACTGTTGCTCATAATTATGACTGTACTTTTAACAATACCTACTATAGGTACCGATGCTGATAACTTTGAACTTTATTCAGATAAAGATAACTTTAGTGATCCTTTTGAAACAGGTATATCTAGAGCAGATTTATTAATTGGATATACTAGTTCTGTTGTACCAGACTATTCAAGTATAGTAAGAGTTACATCTAGCTTTAAGTGTATTAATTCTTTAGATATTACACTACAATAAATTAAAATAAACACAACAATATAAGATATGTTAATACAAATAACCATAACTATTCCTCCGTCTGGCATTGCTGGACCGTTTGATTTATTTTCAGATGCAAATGGATATGTTTCCCCTTTTGAAACACAAGTACCAGCTACAGAATTAGAGTCTGGTTATGTTGTAGAACTTCCTATAGGTGCAACTATTATTAGAGTTTGCTCTGTAGGTGACTGTGAAAATTGTATTGACATACCAACTAATTGCCCAACTACTACAACAACATCATCTAGTAGTACAACAACTACAAGTACTAGTAGTACATCTACTACTACATCAACTAGTTCAACAACAACAACAAGCACTACAGCACCACCTCCTTATAAGTTTAACTGGGAGTTGCGAAGTCAAACTCCATCAACTATAGGAACTGTAAATCTTAAAATAACTGTAGACGGAATATCTGTTGTAAATTCTACAATAACTGTAGGTAATACTATACAATCTGGTCAATTACTTATCCAAGCTGGAGCTATTGTACAAGCAACTATGACTAATGAAAAAGTTGGATCTTGGGATTTTGGAAACAAGGTAGTTAAAAATGGAAGTTTATATCAACCAAATGATACATGTAATCCTTGTGTTGATGAATTAATAACTCCACTTTTCCAATCTTATGTAATGGAATCTTTCGATCAAGACTGGTTTTTCGATGGTGTAATTATAGTTCCAACCACAACTACTACTACAAGTTCTTCAAGTACAAGTACAACAACAAGTACAAGTACATCTAGTACCACAACTACTACAACTACGTGTGATTGTAGCTTAAATGGTCTTTCTGCGGTATATGTAGTACCACCAACTACTACAACAACAACAAGTTCTAATCCAATTGTAGATCCAGGAGCAATATCATCTCAAACAAATCCAAGTATATCAGATTGTTCCTTAGTACTAGATAGTCTTTGTTATATACAACATCAAGCAGTAGGAACAATAAGTGTAAATGATAGAATATTTAATAATCCTGGAGCTACTAACCCATTTAATGGAAATGGAAACTTTTATAAAATACGACTTAATACAAATGCTAGTCAATACTCTGCTAGAGTAAACAGTAGCGGATATATATTAGCTCCAATATCAATATGTTTCTAAATAAAAAAAATAAACTATGGCAGCATCAAATGTAAGAATTAGCTTAACTTCAGCAGGAGTCTGTTCTGGACCTGTAAATATATTTTCAAATGCAGATGGTTTTACAACACCATTTGCAACAGGTATCTCAATAGCAATATTAACAGGACTCTTTGGTTTTTTAACACCTGTTCCTGCTGGTACAACTATAGTTAGAGTTCAGAACGCAAATCTTAATTGTCAAAATTACGAACAAGTACTAATAACATAACAAATGACAGGAGCAATACAATTTTCACAACTAGGTGTAGATACAGGACCTTTTTACTTGTACTCAGATGTAAATGACTACACAGCACCAATTGAATCAGGTATAACTAGAGATCAATTAATAGCAGGTTATCCAACAGATCAAATACCTGACAATACACAAATTATTAGAGTAGTCTCTTTTGGAAGCTGTATAAATACTGTAGAAATAATAGTAGAACCTCAATAATAAAAAGTCTTGTTTTGTTGGTTTTACAAGGCTTCTCCTAGGGTGTAATAGCCCTGGGAGTTTTTTATTTATAACTAAACTAGTTATAAAGAATAACCATCCTTAGTAAATTTATTTGTAATATCCAAAATAAATTTCATATCTTTACCATATTTAACTAAACCCACACCTTATGTCTTACTCTGAAGATTTACTTGTCCAGTTAAAATCATTACTAGCTTGGAAGAAAAGTAAAAAGTTTTATGCTGATAAATTAAATATTACAGAAGATGAAGTAAATGAGTTACTGAAAGAAATAAAAAAGCAAGATGAAGATCCTGCAGAAAACTTTATTAAAGAGGCTGGTAAACTTAATGAGCAAATTGAGTTTGTAAAAAAAGTAAACAATGAAAAGGGAACAATAGAGAGCACAATAACTCTTGACTTTGAGCCAAAGAATGATATAGAGCTAGCAGAGTTACACAAGATAGATTTAGAAAAGTATATAATTACTAACTATTGGTCTAAAGTTCTACCTACTGGAAAGTTTACATCTTCTATCTTTTCTAAAAGAAAAGGTCCACAAGATTACACAGCTGATGATTTCAGCAAGTTCTTAGAGAACTATAAATCAAACTACATTCCTATTCCTGCTCCTGAGATGGAGCTAAAACCTCTGGTAGATATTGAGTTATCTTTATCAGATTATCACTTAGCTAAAAGATATGTTGATGGAGATAATGATCCACAAACTAGAGCTAATAGATTTGTGCAAATAGCAGAAGCTTTAACTCATAAAGTTAGATCTATTTATAATATAAATAAAGTGGTGTTTCCTATATCTAATGATTTCTTTCATACAGATAATTATCAGAACACTACAACTAATGGTACTCCTCAAGATATAATATTAGATTATGCATCAGAGTACGAGATGGGATTTAATCTTTTAGTAGATACTATTAAAATGTTAAAGACCAATTCTAAACATGTTGAGGTTATTTTAGTACAAGGTAATCACGATAGAACTAAATCATATTACTTAGCCCATGCGCTAGATATATTCTTTAAAAAAGATGATAATATATCATTTGTTAGAGAAGAAGGATTGATTAAAGCAACTGTAGTGGGTAATACGTTTATTGGATTCCATCATGGTAACTGTAAGATTGATGCCTTACCTTTACTATTTGCTACACATCCAACTTATAGTAAGTGGTTTGGAGATGCTACGTATAGAGAAGTTCATACAGGTGACAAGCATCATTATATGGCAAAGGAAATAAAAGGAGTTAGGATACAACAAATGCCTAGTTTATCTGGAACAGATAGGTGGCATAAAGATAATAATTTTGTACATAGTGTACGAGCTGCTCTAGCTTTGGTTTATGATTTTAAAGTAGGCAAAGTAGCTGAATTTGAAGAAAGAATATAATTATGGCAACATTGAGAAAATTAGTTTCAGATATAAGATCTACACATAAGATCTTATCTACTGATGCGCTTATAACTGATAGAGCAATAGCATCTGAAGTTAGAGTTAACGCATTGACTTTAATTAAAAGAGAAACTAATATAAGAAAACTCTGGGCCAGTGATACTTTATTTACTACTATTCCTTGTTTGGAAATGGTTGAAGTCCCTATATCTGAATGTTGTGAGTTTGCTGATGAGTGTACAGTTGCAAGAACAAAATATAAACTCCCAAGAATGTCTGAAGGAAATTACCAATATGTAATTCAAGGTGTATATTCTATAAATGCTATGGGAGGAAAGGGTACTAAATTAAAAGAGATAACAATAAATAGATACTTAAATTTATTAAAGTTACCAATAATTAAAAAGCAAAGTTACTTTTGGATATCTAATGGTTATATGTACATTAACAATCCTTTATTAAAGTCAATAAGATTAGCTGCTTTATTTGAAGAAGATGTACCTAATGAAATAATGTATCCAGATTGTGATTGTGGAAGTTCTAGTTATACTGACGAGGATTACTGTAAGAACCCTTTAGATAAAGAGTATGCTCTTCCAGGTTACTTAGAACAACAAGTACTAGCTATGACATCTACAAAACTTTTATCTACATACTTCCAACTTAAAGATGACATGAGCAATGAAGGTATAGATGGTCAAGCTCCTAATGCACAACCTACTAATTAAAAATTGTATAAATGTCTAGAGTCTCTGTGGATTGGAGAAGTGCAAGTAAAGATAACTACAAAGATTTTTGTAAGAATAACCCTCTTGTAAATTTAAACTTTGATGAGTGGAGAAATATACTCTATACATTTAATGATTCCTTTAAACATCACATACTAGAAACAGGTGAAAAAGAAAAACTTCCTTGTGGGTTTGGAGACTTCTCAATAAATAAGAAGAAAAGAAGAAAAGTTAAAGGAGTAGGAGGAAAAGAGTTTATCAATCTTCCTATTGATTGGCAAAAAACTAAAGAGAAAGGTAAAGTTATATACAACTTTAATTATCATACTGAAGGATATTTCTTTGGATGGTTATGGTTTAAAGAGTCTGCAAGATTTAGAAATGCAGACCTTTGGTATTTTAAACCATCTAGAGACACATCAAGATTACTATCTCATTATATAAAAACTGATAAAAAGTACCAACATACGTACAACGAATGGAAAAAATAAGTTATGTCATACTATTATAAATATAATTTCGTATCACCAGAGCCTCTATATGCAACTGTAAAAGAAGAACTTAAAAGTTACTTTGATACTGGTGCAGTAGATGATTTGTTATTCCCTACATATTTAGACAAATGTTTAAAGAAGCTGGGAAGAACTACTTACATAATTAGTGAACAAGTTTTATTTATAGAAGACTTTGAAGCAAGATTACCAGATAACTTTCATGCAGTTAGAGAAGCGTGGATGTGTACATCTATACCAGGCAACCCTTATCCTTCTGCTACATCATTTTATTCACAAGCAGCTAACGCAACAACAATACAAATATCTCCACTAACAATAGGAGGAACTCCTTGTAATAATCCTGAGTGTCAACATCCAAGTTGTGATGGTACGTGTATGCCTGAATTAGTTCAAGCTGTATACAAAACAAACAATGAAATAGCTAGATCATATAGACATAGCTATTTATTAAAACCAGGAAATATATCTACTAGAAAACAATGCGATGTAAATTATAGAAGTGACTGGAACAATTTTGCTCCACCAGTTCGTGAGTTTACTCCTGGTTCTGCTACTTATGATTCTTTTGATATTAGAGACAATAAGTTTGTCACTAATTTTAGAAATGGTGTAGTTCATTTATTGTTTTATTCTGCTGAGTATGATGATATAGGTAACCAATTGGTTCCTGATAACTATCGTATAGCTGAATATGTAGAAGCTTTTATTAAATTTAAAGTGTTTGAAATATTAACTAATCAAACAAATGATGAAACTTTTAATCAGCTTCAACAGAAGTTAGCATACTATAAGCAGGAATATAATGAAAAATATATAGAGGCAGAGATTGAGGTTAAAAAACAAACACCTTGGGAAAAGCAAAGAAGAATTAAAAAAGATTTAAACAGGTTCAATATGTATGAGTTACCTAATCGAACCAATAGATACGGAAGTAGAAGAAGACGCAATAATTAAGAACTATGGCTAAAGATCAATCAAATGGTACTTCTGGGACATCTGGAAACTCAAGAAGAACCAATATAACGATGAACTCTGCAACTGCTAGAACAGGATTAAATCTAGACAGTTCAATCAATCAGGTTGGTCCTGGAAGGCTTACGTATGCTTTAAATGCTGCTATAGAAAACTTTGACTCTAGTTCTGTTAATTATCAGAATGAGCCAGGTAATGAGTTATGTCTTGTTTTTACTACTGGTTATAAATTAATTGGGGAACATTTTATTCCAGAAAAAAGAAAGAATATTTTCTTTTTATCAAACCCTGACACAGGAGGAAGTGAGATAGGATACATGGATAATAATGATTGTGTATATCGTGTATTAGTTAATGCACCTTGTTTAAACTTTAACACACAGCATCCTATTCCTAAAATTGTACACAGAATAACTAATTGTACAACAGAGATATACTGGACAGACGGAATTAACTCTAGAAGATACCTAGATATAGAAAACATTCCTTATAAACTTATAGCAGGAACACCTAGTTGTGATCCTGTATATGGTAATGAATTAGATTGTAACCAAATTAAATTACAACCTAATTTTTCCATACCTTCTTTAGAAGTTTCCAAAGTTGAAAATGTAGGATCTTTAGTTGCAGGAACTTATCAGTTTGCAGTTCAATACGCAGATGCAAGTGGTAATGAACTTACATCGTACTACTCTGTAACAAACCCAACACCTATTGCTGATGAGTTTGTAACAACAGTAAACTTTGACTATCCTGTTGGAAAGTCTATTGTTATAAGTGTAAATGATTTAGATATAACAGGGCAGTTTCAGTACTTTAATTTAGCTGTAATAAAAACTATTAATAATATAAGCTCTGCTGAATTAGTAGGTACTTATAATATTGAAGAATCCTTTAAAGATATTACTTATACAGGAGCAGATCAAACACCTATTCAATTAGCAATGATTGATATTTTTGAAAAGTTTCCATATTATGATATAGCTCAAGATGTTACAGCTGTGCAAGATGTTCTTGTATGGGACAACCTTACATCTATTGATAGAATTAATTATCAGTCTATTGCAAGTCAAATAAACCTTAAGTGGGAGACATATAGAATTCCAGCAAGTGAAAACTATGCAGATGAACTAAATGCTACTCACTTACGTGGGTACATGCGTGATGAGGTATATGCATTTGAAATAGTATTCTTACTACGAAACGGTAAACAAACAGATGGTTTTCATATTCCAGGTAGAGAAGTTAATCAACCTGTAGACAACCCTCAAGATATACCAAGTACAAATAGTGATTTTATTGGTGAACCTGATTACTATATAGGTGATGTAGGATATAAATCATATTGGAAAGTTTATAATACAGCAACAGTTTCTGAGTTTTCTTCAGGTTATGATTCTACAGATACAAGTTATAAAGGACCTTATCAATATGGTGAATTTGCATTTTGGGAATCTACAGAAGAATACCCTTGTCAAGATGATGTGTGGGGAAATTTAGCTGGACAAAAAATTAGACATCATAAATTTCCAGATGTTTTAGTTAGCCCTATTATTGAGAACGGTCAAATTGTTTATGATAATGATCAGATTGTACCTACTATACAAGATGATGCAGTATTTCCATTAGGTGTTCGCATTAGTAATAGTGAACTTAATTCATTAATTTCTACGTCTGATTTATCAGATGATTTAAAAGATAATATTGTTGGATATAAGATTATAAGAGCAGACAGAGGAACTAATAAGTCTGTGATAGCAAAGGGTATGCTCAGGAATGTAAACACGTACACTCGAGATGATCAAGAATATTATTATCCAAATTATCCTTATAATGATTTAGGGGTTGATCCTTATGTATCAGCATCTAATAACGCTTGGACTGATGAATCAGAACCTTGGTTACTATATTTACCTTCAACTGAAACAATATTCTCTTGGGAGGATTTTCTTGGTGGTGGTAGTGGATTTATTGAAATTACAATAAATGATGAGCAAGGAGTATATGAATATACAAGCGCAGCAAATGGTAGAGTTGCACAAGCAGCTATTGAATTAGACACACAGATTGAAATATGTTCTCTTACAAGACCAACTGCTCTTCTTGGTAGGATTCTAATAGGCCCTGGTAATTATGACGTGTGGGCAGTGTCCGCACCAAACTGTGGAAGTTGGGGAGTTGACTGGTATGATCCTTTTACAGATGATAATAGTGCAGAGATTTATAAGAAAAAATGGTTAAAGGGTTGGATTTGTTTTTGTTCTGCAGCTAATGACCAACATTTTCCAAGAGTAGCAGTGGGGCAAGAGACAGGTACTTATGATGCAGGTACAACATGTTGGGCATGTCCTTGCCAATCTAATAAAAACAGAAATTTACAAGAAGCAATAGAAATGCCTCCTGGAGAAATAACTAATACTAAAAAGTCTAGAAGATCTACATTAGGTTGTAAAATAGAACAACCAGTTAAACCAATTACAGAACTAAATGATGAAGAAGGTCTTTCTTATAGACAAATATTTAACTCACCAGATACATCTTTTGGACAACCATTCTTAGGAAATGTATTAAAACTTGAAAGTGTAATGTTTGGTGCAGGTAAAGGTCACTTTGCTGAAGTCAAAGATAATGCTAAATATAAACTTCTTTCTTTAGAAGCACAGCAAGATGCATTAAAGAGCGCTCAAGATGTTGCAGGTCTTACAAATCCTTTTAATATAGGTGTAGCATTTACTGTATATCAAACATACTTAACAATATATATAAACGGTATAACTAGAAGAAACTATGCACAGTCATATAACTCTAGAGCTAGTTATGATTATTCATTTGATATTGGTAATAATAAATCTGGTAGTGGTAGTGGAACTTCTTTTGTAGGTATTAAACAAAGAGATATTGACTTTGCAAGATACTTAATACCTGGAGTACAATCCCTTGCACCAAATGAATATAATGTAAACAATTGGAATAGAGAAAGCTCAGTGTTTATAAAAACAATTGAGAATAGAGATTTTACAAATAATTCTAGTGTAAGTCACATACCTTTTCCAAGTGATACGAATAGTTTGAAAACTCCTTCTGGAGAACCTTCTATTATAGATAAATCAAGATATACTATTGGTAGTGCTGGAACATGTGGAACTCCTGAAAAAGAATTTGACCTTTCTGTTGTATCATATTATGCATCAATGAAAAATATTGTAGTTAATCAATACGGACAGATATACTCTTACAGCACTGTAGACACAGGTTATCAAGTTCCTAAACAAACTGGTGGAACATCAACAGTGTTTGGAGGAGATACATTTATTTCTAGGTTTGCATATAAAACTAAACTTCCTTTCTTTATTGATAATAGAGTGGGTGCTCCTGTTGATAGTGATGTGTTCTTTGATGAAATTGGAAACATAGCATATCCTAGGTTTTGGCATTCTTCAAGATCAATACTAGAAAATGCTGAAATTGATAACACTATAGCTGCAAACTTCTTTTCATATAAAGCTCACAATTTAGATTGTCCTAATGATCCATCTTCAATAGATCCTATTACAGGAGGTTCTTATAGAACTTTTTATGATGGGTTTATGTATTTATTTGCATACGGTATTCCTAATTTTTATTGTGAGACTGTATATAATACAGATTTACGTCAAGCATTTAATAATAAAGAAGGAGACTTCTGGCCTCATGTAAGTAGCGGTATTCCTGATGATTGGTTACAAGAAACAAATGTACCTATTGTTCAAGATAACACATATTATTACAATGTAACATTTTCTAAACAAAACAAAGAAAATGTATTTACACATCTTCCTCCTGATTGGAAAGAAGATTTATGCTATACGGTGTATCCTTTTAGAGCTATTTATTCTGATGCTGCTACTGCAAGTGCTGATGTTAGGGTAAACAACTGGCTAGTTTATAGAGCATTATCTTTTCATGATTTTCCACAAAACTATGGGAATCTTACATCATTAGATGGTATTCAAAACAAAGCGATACTTGCACGATTTGAGAATAAGTCACTATTGTATAACAACTTGCTAACCATTGATACTAGTAATCCTCAAGCGGCTTATATAGGTAACCCTAATCTATTTGATTCATCTCCACCTATTGATTTTGCTGAAACAGATCTTGGATATGTAGGAAGTCAGAACAAATTTATGTTGAAGATTCCTCAAGGTCAAATCACTGTAGATGCTAAGAGAGGTCAAGTGTTTTTAGTGAAAGGTGGTCAGGTGGCAGACCTTACTGGATATGGTTCTGGTGTAAATAGATTTATGACAGATCACTTACCTTTTAAAATATTACAACACTTTCCTAATGTAGATACTGACAATCATTTTAATGGTATTGGATTACATGGTGTATATGATAGTAAGTTTGAAAGAATAATTATTACTAAACTTGATTACACACCTCTTAGTGATGATATTAAATATAATGAAGAAACAGGAGATTTTTATATTGAGCTAGCAACAGGTGCATCCTCATTTAGTTCAAAGGTACCTACACCAATACAGTCAGTTTGTAATGAGTTTACAAGTTTACCTTTTAATGAAAGTATAAGTGTAAAATATATTCCTTGTGGTACTGAGTGGGTAGTACAAAGTATAAATCTTCAATGTGATTTAGAGAATGGAGAGTTTTGTAAACCGCTTGTGTTATGTGCTAGAGAGATTTTATCTTCAAATGTAAGAATGCTTCCAAGTGGTAATTGTGATATTGATTTAACAACTACAACAACTACTACTGGTAAAGAAGAAATTACAACTTCAACTACTACTACTGTTGAAGATTCAATTGGAGATGATACAACAACAACTACTACAACGTATAGAGAGACAGATCCACCAATAAGAATAATTTCTTTAGATGATGAAAGTTATTTCTGTAATAAGTCTTGGACAATGTCTTTTGATTTTAATAGTAACAGTTGGATATCGTTTCACTCATACCTACCTAATTTTTACGTAGGGGAAAACAATTTTTATTACTCAGGTACAAACACATGCTGTGTAACACAAACACCTTTATCAGTAATAGCAGGGCCAGTTAAAAGTCCTTTAATTATTACAACTTCAACCACTACTACAAGTAATCCTTTATTTCCAACTACAACAACTACTACTACAGTTAAAGATTGTACTATGAAAGGTGGATTCTTTATACCAACAAACTGTGAACTTTCAGGTGGTACTGGAATTATTACTGTTCCTCCTACTACCACTACAACAATATGTGCAAGACCTTCAACAGTAGTTGAAGAAGTAATATTTGAAGGTTATCAAATAGTTGGACAGTCTGCAGTTATAAGTTCTGGAAATGCAAAAGATGCTTGTGCTGCAGCAGGTTTTGTTACACTTACAAGTAATGTTCAAGATCCTACAAATTCCACACTTCCTATTTCTTTTACCATACAAGTAAATTATAGTTTAGAAGTAGGTCAACAAGCATTCTTAGGAGACGATGGTGATTGCACCCCTGCTCCTGATGGGTGGTATTGGACAAACGAAACTTATGGATCTAACAATAGTGTGTTTCAAATATATAATGGAATAATATCTGACATGTACGATTGTAGTTGTGTACAGACAACCACAACTACCACTACTGCAGTTCCTTTTATAGAGGAGTGTGATGCTATATTATTTGACATGGGAACTAATAAAATTGGTGCAATTAATAGAAACGCACAAAGTTTAATAAACTTAACAATTCCTGGATATACAAGTCCTTCGGATATAGCTCTAACGTCAACTAAATTTTGGTCAGTGTCCTCAGATATTAAAGAGTGGGACATTGATCAACTAGATCCATTTGTGGCAACTGGAAATGAGCTTGCGACTGGTCCTAAAAGAACAATAACTTTACCAATAGGTTTTGGAACAGTAGATTCTATTGTAGCTATAGATGACACAACATTAATTGCTATTGATGATAGTTCTCCAGCAAATGGAATAGAATTAGATATAACAACTTTAGCTGCTACAGGTACAACAAAGTTTACATTACAGAATAATAGAGAAGCAATAAGTAATATGTTGTACACTACTAATGGTAGAGTGTTAGTTGTAAATAAAGATACTTTATCATCTATCAATTATATTTCAGAATATGAATACTCTACTGGAGTTTTAAATACTGAAGTTAATATAGGTTCTGTAGAAGGGAAAGTTCTTTCTGAATATGAAGGTAATATTGTATTATTTACAACATTGTTAGAAACATATATTCTTTCACCTGTTGCTCCTTACACTCTTATAGATGGAGGAACTAATCTTTCAGAAACTATAACATCAGGTTCATCAATAATGTCATGTGTGTGTAAATCATTAAGTGCAAATACAACAACTACTAGTACTACTGGCGCACCTACCACTACCACTACCACTACAATATCAGCAACCTGTAATGAGTATGAGGTGACTGGACCAACAGCAATCTATTACACTAATTGCTTCGGTCAACAAGAATCAATATCTGTAGGATCTGGGCAAACCTTAAAAGTTTGTGCAAGTGTAGCAATACCAGGAGCAACATTAATAGGACCGTGTATATAATAAAATAAACAGATGGCAAACAACACTAAAGCAATAAATATAAAAATAACAGAGTCTGCACCTGGAGCAGGACCTTTTAATATACTAGACGAAAGTGGAAATGTATTAAAAGGCGATGTGTCTCTAGATGAGCTAGTGTCTGGTATTGCTTTAAATGTACCTGAAAATGATATTAGTATATCAATTACTTCCTCTGGAAATTGTATGTTTGAGCAATATGTACCATTAAAAGAAATAGAGAATGAAGATTGGGTAAACTCTGATTATACAACAGCTATAACAGGATGCCTCTGGACACATTTAAAAGACACATCTATATATAATTACTACTATGGAAACATCGAACCTTATATTATAGAGTATCCATTTTCTTATACATATCATGATGAGATATTACAGAATGTAAAAGACTACAGTAAAGTTTATAATTATCTACCAGAGGCTTCAGGATCTTTTGATATAAATAAAAAGATACAAGTTGACAACCAATGGTTTAATAAAGCTGTTTTATATAATGGTCAACAATCAACAGGTGTATTAAATCTAGTACCAAAACCTGAAAATAACTTATCGTCTTATATGCAGTACCCTATTTTAAATACTGATAGTAAAACTATTACCTACGCAAAGACAGATAGCTTTTATCAATATAATACATTTTGGGCTCTTCAAAAAAATGATGAGTTACCTTTGTTCTTAAGTTCATGTAAATCATTATCTTTAGACAAGGAGGTTAATCAGACTAATATGGATTACGGATCTAGATCATTTAGAAAGTCTCCACTTAGAGCTAAGAATTTAAAAGTTAGACACATACTTGACAACAGGTCAACAACACATATAGTAAGTCAATTTATAATCACACCATCACAAATATCATATAAGTAATGGCAAAAGGTTTATCAGCAGCAAAAGCTAAAAAGATACTACAAGATGGTTACGTAAAAGGTAAGCCTCTCACAGCAAAGCAAAAGAAATACTTTGGAGCTATTGCTAGTGGAGCTACGCCTTTGAAAGCAATTGATGGAGATGGTGTAGATAAAGCACAATGGGGTAAGATATTAAAGTGGGGAAAGGATATGTATCAAGGTTCTAAGAAGTTAAAAAAGGTGGATAATTTTGAATTTAAAAGTTTACCAACTATTGAGAAAAAACAATTTATGAAAGTTGTAGATGGTGAGTTTGATACAATTGATTATGATCATCTCATACCTACAACACAAGAAATTTCAGATCTAGCAACTAAAACTAGAAGCAGATTAATGTCTGACAAGTTTATAAAAAATAACATGGAAGCTACTGGACGTAGCAAAGATGAAGTAGTTAGTTATGTTGATGATTATATAAAAGAGTTTGAAAATTCTACTCTTGCTTTTGATAAAACACCAGATGGAGCTGCTGGTTTATATAATCGTGGTAAAATTACTATAGACCCAAGAAAACCTCACCTTACCAAAGAAAATGTATTAGGAACACTTGAGCATGAAATAGAGCACATGTTTAGTAATGTAGGTCAACAAGGAAGTGATTTATATAGACACCCAAAATTTAAACTTGTTGATAGAACAGGAATGCCTGACGAAAATCTTGTACAAAACATGGGTCAACCATTTGAGCAACAAGTAAGGTTTAGAAAAGCACTTGGTTGGCTAGAAAAAAATGCAGGATTAAAGGTAGGAGATAATGTAACAGATGAACAAGTTGAGGCACTTACAGATGCAATAGCTAATTGGTCAAAAGAACAAGGAAAAGACTTCAGAGGTTCAGGTGCAAATTTTGATATTCAACATTTATTTTCAAGTTTAGATGCAGAACAATTTTTAAAACCAGGTCAGTATCTAATGCCTAATGCCCCAAGAAC